GTTCTCCATACGGTAATGGTGGCGCTGGAGGCTCAGGCTCAGGCACTGGTCGTGGAGCAACTGGCGGTGGTGGCCTTAACGGTCGAGGCGGGAACTACCTCAACAATGTGGATCATGCGGCGACTGGCGGTGGCGGAGTTTTCAACGGGGGTGACGCAAGCACCACAAACAGCAATGCTGGAGCTACGGGTGGTGGTGGCTCTGGTTCTGCTGGTTCTGGATATTCTGGTTCTTCCATTGGAGGAGCCGGAGGTTCTGGTCTTGGCACAACCAATCAACCCGCCGGAGGCACTAACGGTGGCGGAACCTCTATAACAAGTGGCGGCAGTGGAAACGGCGGTTATGAAGTGACCGGCGTTCGCATACTTGCCGGAAATGGCGTTGGCTCTGGCAACTTTATTGATGTTGTTATGCGAACGCTTACTGGTGGTGGCGGCGGTGGCTCGGCATCTCAAGTGCCTATGGGCGGAAACGGTGCGCCAGGTGGTGGCGGTGGTGCGGCGTATGTCGCCAATGTCGGCGGAATTGGAGGCCAAGGCGGCATTGGAGGCGGCGGCGGCGGCTCTTATGACCTCGGCGGCTACTCTGCACGAGGCGGTAATGGCGGCCCTCTTGGCGGCGGCGGCGGCGCTCTAGGCACAAGTGCCATCCCTGTTTATGGCGGCAACGGCGGTTTTGGCGGTGGTGGTGGTTCTGGTTGTACCGCAAGCGGCGGAACAGTCGGTGCAGGTACTGGCGGCCAAGGCGTAGTTGTTTTGTTCTGGACTGAGGGGTATTGATATGAAATACGCATGGATTGAAAACGACAAAGTGCGCGATGTGTGTCACGGCAACCCTGCCGAGTGCTATCACCCCGATGTCGCGGTGTTCTACAGCACGCAAGTGCCGGACGATGCGGTCAACGGTGATGGCTGGGTAGATGGTCAGTTGGTCAAACCAGCGCCTCCAGCACCCGCCGAGCCTGCACCTCGCATGATCGACGCATCTGCTGTTCGCCTTGCGCTTACATTGGCCGAGCGCGTCAAGTGGGACAACGACAGTGCGCCCGAGGTGGTGACAGCCAAAGCCGAGTTTTCGGGGCCGCGCACAGTTGCGTATGCCACCGAGGTGCTTGCTCTGTTGGTTGGTGCTGGCGTGATCTCGCAGGCTTCTGCTGACAAGGTGCTGGCATAAGGTAAAACGCAAATGACCCGAATAGGGTCTTTTAGGAGGTAAGGGGGCATGATGTCGTCTGATGATTTGGATGTGAGGCTTGCTGTGCATGAGGCGACATCTGCCCAGCGGTATCAACACATTGAGGAACGGCTTGAGTCTGGTGACAAGCGCATGACTAAGATAGAACACTTGCTTTATGCGGTGATCTTGCTGGTTCTGTTTGGCCCAGGCGTGGCTGCTGAGTTCGTCAAGAAGCTACTCGGGATGTAAGCCATTGACCCTTTCACCCTACTCATGGCAGCGCAAGGTATTGTTGCTGGTATCAAGCAGGGGTGTGAGTTTCTGCGGGAAGGCAAGGCGCAGATCGGTGAGCTTAAAAAGGCTGTTGGCGAAGCGCAAGCCTTTGTCAATGAGGCTAAGTCTTTATGGACGACTGTTAAAGCATTTTGGCAATCCATTTTTGGAGGTAAAAAGAATGCGCCCACTGCTCCCATTATTCCATCCGTCAAACCCGCCGAGCCAGCGCCAGCCGACAAGAGGCTGGAGAAAAAGGCAAATCGCAAACAAGCAGAGCCAGAGCTTTCTTACGAAGAATTCCAGACCAGAGCAATCCACGACATCTGCGAAAAGCTGAAACAGTTTTTCGAGATCAAGCGTCAACTGAATGATTATTGCAGAAAGCTGGAGGAGGAATCAAAGACAACGACAGACATTGAAGGTGCTGCGTTAGACAGGATACAGATTGAAATGCAGATTGAGCAGATGACTGTGCAGATCAGGGAAGCCATGATCTATACGCCAAGAGATATTGGTTTACAGGACATCTACTCAAGATTCCTCAAGATGTATAACCAGATTTTGGAAGAACGGGAATTTGATCGGCAGTTGAAGTTGAGGCAGAAAAGGGAAGAAGAATGGCAACGAGACTACCGCCGCAGACTCAGAATCGACAAGCTAATGTTCGCGATAGCCGCCTTCCTGATCTACCTCCAACTGGCTGGAATCTTTTTGGCGCTGAGTTCAAGTACTGGGTCGCCATTGTTTCTTTGATTCTGATAATCCTGTTGTTCTTGATTCCATTCACATTGCATCTGACTGTTCGGCTGGACAAGCAGATAAAGAGAAACGAGGCGCTGATTCTGCGCCTGGACGAGAAGGAGAAGAAGCGTGAGAAGCCTCGTGTTGACCCTGAGCCTGTTGGCCCTGATGGGGTGTGAGGACAGGTATCGCTATCCATGCCAGAACCCTGACAATTTCAAATTGCCAGAATGCCAGCGACCTAAGTGCCTCTTTACCCAGCAATGCCCAGACTATCTCGTAGCACCAATCATGGAGAAGCAAATTGGACAAGTCCCAGCAGCAACACCACCAGCATCAGCGGCTTCTAACCAGTGAAGAAATTGAGGTCAGGGTTTGGGCGCTGGTCGTCCTGACCGTTACCGTCATCCTGGCTGGCATCGTCTTCTTTATGCTGTACTCCGTCACTTTTGTGACGCAGCCTATCAAGTCGATGGCCCCGATAGACCAAGCCTATACAAAGATGCTCAACGATATTGTTCTGCTTATTGTTGGTGGCATTGGCGGTGTCATGTCTAAGAAGGGTGTAACCAGTCTATCCGAGAAGATAGCCTCTACCCAGCAACCGCAGCCTCCTGCTCCTGCTGCGCCATCTACTCCAGCCCATGCACCACAGCCTTCTGGGATGCCAAACTTTAACTGGATGGGCATAACCAATCCAGACCTGGACGAGAACTGGAGGGCTCCACCGCCTCCGAATACACCGCCTGATTACATTGACCCAGCCAAAGAAGAAATCGCCCACGAGCGTGCTTTGGCAAAGGCTGAGACATGATTGGCTTACCAAATCCAAAGTTCATCCTGGCGGCGGTTCTGGCCTGTGGATTGACCTATATGTATGGGCATCACAAAGGCTGGTGGCAGCGTGATGCCGAGATGCAACTGGAGATTGCCCGCAAGAATGCGGAAGCCAGGGAAACTGAACAGAAACTTACAGAGCAAATCAATGCCAATTCCAAGGCATTACTGGAGGCCAACAATGCGATCACTGAAAAACAAGGCGCTCTTGACAGGGCTATTCGTGCTGGCAGGGTGCGCCTCCCCTCCGCAAGTTGCGTACAAGCCACCCCAAGTACCACCCCTGCCGCCGGAGATAGGGACGAAACGCCAAGCGAATCTGAGCGACAGACTCTTGCAGCTATTGCAGCAATCGCCGCAGAAGGGGACAGAGCCATCGTCCAACTCAACGCCTGTATCGACGCATACCAAGCAGTAAGGGAGCAATTAAATGGCAGTAACCGCTGAGCAATTAAAGAAGCTGCACATTGGGGCAGAGTGGGTTGATGCGCTGAACCAGACTTTCGACAGGTTCGGGATTGCCTCTGTGTTGCAACAGGCTGCTTTCCTTGGGCAGTGCGGGCACGAGTGTGGCAACTTCAAAATCCTAGAAGAAAACCTAAATTACAGGGCTGAGACTCTGATGAAGCTGTGGCCCAAGAGATTCCCGAGTAAAGAGATTGCCGACCAGTACGCCCGTCAACCTCGCAAGATTGCCAACAAGGTGTACGCAGATCGTATGGGGAACAGAGATGAAGCGTCTGGCGATGGCTTTCGTTTTCGGGGTCGCGGTTGCATCCAGCTTACTGGACACGCAAACTACTTTCACGCTAGCAAGGCACTTGGCGTGGATTTCGTGGCTAATCCTGACCTTGTTGCTACTCCACAATATGCGGCGCTGACTGCTGGTTGGTTCTGGTCAACGCATGATTGCAACAGACTGGCTCAAGCATCCGAGTGGACAGCCCTGACCAAGAAGATCAATGGCGGCACAATCGGATTGCAAGAGCGCATTCTGCACACAAATCAGGCTGTCTCTGTGCTTTCTGGAAGCTGAGCACCAAGGCGTTTTAGTCTGGCCTGGTAGTCTGCCAGGAGCCTTGCCTTGTCTGTAACTTCTATCTTGTCAACCACAGACTCATTGGCTTCTTTGAGCTCGCGCAGTTTGGTCATTTTTGTGCGCGTTTCCAGTTTGCTTTTCTCGACCTTCTCTCTAACCTCAATCATCCCGTCCATGTAGCTCTTGCTGTCTGAATAGGATATTGGTTCCTTGCCTGGAATCTGCATCAAGAATGTTTGCCCAGTCTTGGCTGGCGCTTTCATGCTATCAAGCGGATTGGAGCCTTGTCGTGCTTTGCTGGCGGCATTGCCATCGTCGTCTTCTGGCGCGATGCCACAGGCTGACATCAGGCTATACCGACGAGCATAGGTCAAGGCGCTGCCAAAGCCCTGCGGGTCTGCTTTGCTGGCTGGAACAAACAACTGTCCACAGTCCAGAACCTCGCCGGATTCATGGACAAACAGGGTTTCAACCACCACCCCATCTGGGTGGGGATGGTTCTTCTGAACCAGGGCGATACCGTTACTGTTGAGCCCATCAATCACAGCCTCGACGCACGCTGACAAGTCAGCATAGCGGCTGCGAAAGTGCGGATTGGTGGAAGTCTTCAGGGCTGGGCCAAAGGCCATCTGTGCCTTAACCAAGGCTGCTGCAATCTCTTTCATTTCATCTTTCTCCTTATGGAATCCAGGTGTTTTTGCTTCGCAATCTTCATAATTTCAGATCGAATCTCTGTGTGCATTCCAGACATTTCTTCGTCTGTCAGAGGGATTTCAATGCTTGTAAAGTGGTGGTCTTTGGTACACCCGTAGCGTCTACGACGAGAGCCATCCTCGCGCTCACGGCTTTCCTCTACTTTGGTGAACCCACCGCAAATGATGCACTTCATAATTCTTTGATTGTGAGGGTTGACTGGCGCACAGAGTAAGCCTCTTTCGCAGGAGTAATCTTCTCTGGCTGTGCTTTGTAGTGACGCATGGGCCACTTGATCTGGAACTTACCAGCTTTGGCGCTAGAAAAGTCCTGCATTCTGATTTTAATTTTTGTCTCGCAAATCTTGACATATTCCTCAAGATCGCTGATAGCGCCTTTTGACTTGATGATTTCATTGGCAAGTATTTCTATGTCCTCGCCGAGGTCAATCTCCTGGTCATTGGCTGCTGGATATACACGGTCAGCGTCTTTGCTGTCCTGTGGCAGGTAGAAGTCAATCTCTCCAGTCTGCCGGAAGTGCTCTAGTCTACGCTCGAAATCTTCTGCGAGCTCTGCGATGCTGTCTTGTGTGGCTTGGTGTGGCTGGAACAGGAAGATGCGTAGCTCAATCCCGTTGTACAGCGTGCCGATTGCAGCCCACTTGTAACCAGTACACATCATCACACCCTGCACCTGGATTGGCCCACGGTACAGAGGTAGCTCGTCTTCTGGAATACTCTTGGTCAACTTAGATTCCAGTACGCCTGGGCCTTCAAGCAAAATGCTATTAGCGCCTACTACAAAGATGCCTTTATCTGGCGCGTGCTCAATGATTAATCCAGGTTCAGGCGTGGCAATGGCATCAGCACTAGCTGCAAGTGGCAGGGTCTTATGCTGGAATGCCTTATCTGGCATGATGTATTCTTTGATTCCGAGGCGGCGCACCATCTCTTGAACAATGGTTTCCTCCAGCAAATTGCCCCAGTCTGCGGCTTCTCCGGCCTTTGTGCGCGGGTCTTCACCTGCGATTGCTTTGCAGCAGAATTGCAAAATATCGTTTGGTGTAGCCCACTTACTGACACCCATTAAAGCTGGCAGTTGAGAGCAAGACAACATATCGTCTGCGGTTAGTTTTGGCATTTGATCTCCTAGTTGCGTGCTTGATTGCACCAAGAAAGCATATCATCATCTAGCGTCTATAAGCGTGCTGTTGCAAAAATACATCACCCTATTTGCTTTCGCTGTGAAAGCATTAGAATGCGGGCATGGAACCACAAACAGTACCCATCATGGTGAGGATTCGACCGACGAGCAAAGAGTTGCTCAAGCGTGCGGCAAAGGCTCAGCGCCGGAGCATGGCAAGCATCGTTGATACCTTGATTGAAGACCACTTGTACAACCTGTACAGCAAACCTAGTGACAGGCTTTCTGTCCTGCTTGAAAGGAATCCGCATGAAGGATGATTGGACACCGCCGCAAGGAACCAAGATTACTTTCCCCTGGATTGGCGTTGACCACCCAGATTACAAGTTCAAGACTGGAGCCGATGTGCAATCCCTGTGGCGCAAGTATGGTTGGACACCGCCTAGTGAAGGTCGCCCAGCACCTCCAGAGCCGCCACCAGTCCAGGAAAAGCCCCTCAAGCCCTTGCGTTTGATGCGACACGCATGACTTACGAGGACGCAATCAGGGTGTTAGATCGGGTCAGGGATGGAGTAAATGTCCCCCTGCACCTGATTAACCTGGCCTTGCAAATAACAGGAGACTTGGTTTGACTTTCATGGTTGACTTTATCGTTGATGGTGAGCCAGTTGCCAAGGCTAGACCGAGGTTTGTAAAGCGTCAGAATTTTGTCCAGTCTTACACGCCACAGAAAACGAAGACATTTGAGCAGACTGTGGCTGAAGCTGCCAAGAAAGCAATGGGCGCATCAGAACCCCTGGAAGGGCCGCTGGCTTTATCCGTTCGGATTTACCGAGGGATTCCAAAGTCATGGAGCAAGCAAAAGATTAAGGACGCTGAACGAAATGAGATCAGACCTATCAACAAACCTGACATTGACAACTACATCAAGGCTGTAATGGATGCTTGCAATGGTGTCTTGTGGGTTGATGACAGCCAGGTTGTAGAGCTACACAGCCACAAGGCTTATTCCAAATACCCTCATGTTGAGATAACCATGTTTGAGGTTTTGCTATGAACAAAGAAGACATCATCCGCATGGCACGGGAAGCTGACCTTATTTATTGGCGACCCAATAGTAGATTTTCAGATGGGGTTTGGTGGATGGATGCAGGTGAACCTGGAGATGAACTTGAACGCTTTGCCGCCCTAGTCGCCGCCCATGAGCGTGAGGCGTGTGCGAAGTTGTGTGAGGAAGGTGGTAGAGACGAAAGCGGTCGCATTCATGTGCAAGCGTGGGGGTGCGCCAAAGCAATCCGAGCAAGGGGGTAGGAGTGACTGAACAAGAAATCCAAGAACTTGCGCGGCACAGGAAAGTCCCGTCTTGGGTGCTGAAGTTGGTAGCCGATGCTGTTGCTGTTGAGCGTGAGGCGTGTGCAAAAGAATGCGACATTCAAAGCGCCTGGGGAAATGATGATGAAAGATTTGGTGCAAGGCAGTGCGCCGCTGCCATTAGATCAAGGGGAAACTTATGAAGACAGTTGAACAAAGGATAGATTTATTAGAAAAAGAATTGCTGGATGCCCAGCAAAAGATGGTACAGATTGCCGAGCATCTTGCGAATCAATCGCATTTGATGCATTTGATTGCAAGGCAACTGCGTCAAATATCCGCAGAAATTGATATTGAC